AGTTAAGAAAAAAATGGGTGGAATGCTAAAATCACCTGATGCTGTAAAGCGTAGGTCAGGCGCTGCAGTCAAAGGGTTTAAAAAAGGCGGCATGGCCACTAAATGGGAATCTAAGTGGGGATAGAAGACTTACTAGACGATATCTCTGCCGAAGAAGCCCGTGCCGCATCTGAGGCTATGGCTGATATTGAGTTTGAGAATGAAATTCAAACTCGCCTGCCTGAAGATCTTCGTTATGGCGGTCTTTACGGTCTGATGTCTTATCTTGGCATGCAAGGCCAAGGTGATCAGGGTCGCGCTGTTATCAAGCCTAAAGGTATGCCGAGCCGTGAAGAAAGCCAGCGCACAACAAACACATATGGCTCATATTATTTGCCAGAAGCAGATGCTGATAGAATTGCTAAAAGAATAGATCGAACCATGGGTCTTGATTTCTATCAAGGCTCTTACCCCCAGCCTGATGAGATTAGATACTTTCAAGCTACTGACTCAGACCTTAGAGATCGAGGCGGTGAGATTCTTGATGGAATAGAGGGGTATGGCGGCTACGGTGGTCCAGACGATCTATCAAATACGATAAATCACGAATTGGTTCATAGAGCACAGAGTCTTCCATTTTTTGAAGATAGGCTTAAAGATCTTGAACTTCAAATGCTTGATGAGGACTTAAGTGTTTCTCAGTTGAGTAGGCTTAGGTCTGAATACGAAAGGCTAAATGACTTTGTGAGTCGAGATCATTACTACTTAGACGCTTTAGCCGACAAGTATCCAAACACACCTAAAGAAAGGCAAGAGAGGGCTAGGAATACAGAAATTTATGGCCGCTATCCAATAGGTGGTAATGAAATGCGTCTTAGAGATCTTAAAAAGTTTCAAGATGACACAAGAAATTATTTAACACCAGAGAAGCAAGAAGAATTAGGTGTTAGACTCCCCATCCCTGCGGCAAAACCAAAAACTCCAAGCTTAATGGAAAGGCTTGAAGACTACGCAAAGGATATTTTTTAAAAGGAAAAGCAAATGCCCTACCTTCAAAGCAACATCCCGCACTTCAAGTGCTGGGTAAGAAGGGAATACACAACCAATCACGAGCGATACCATGGAGAGTTTTTACACGCCATGGTCATTGCTGTCACTACAATGCCTACTAGGTGTCTGAGCTTTCAGGTCATTTTTACTGGGTGCGAATCGGATGACGATGAGAACGAACCAAATATCCACGGCGGTGCGATGTGGGCGAGAATGCCTATCACCGCTCTTGTTGGTGACACGCCGTTTGAGGAATGGCCAGAACCTATGGCTGTACATGATGCCCAGCCTTGGGATTGTTCTTCTCGCACTCACGCAGTTTATGTATTAGATAGAGCAACGCCATGTCCATGGCTGGCTAAGATTGATGGTCAGATGTATCCCGCAAAGTATATGTTTACGGTTGACTACACTGACAATGAGATTGCGGATGATCCTGCACAGCACAAGCAGTCGCATGTGATGGAGTTACTTGATGCTGGCGAGTGGACTGGAAATATAGTAGCGTTGCCAAATAACAGGGTAAGGGTTACACATCCAGCTTGGTTTGAGACAGGAGAAGGCGCTCCTGACTTTAGGCCATCTCAGCATGTTCATTACAGTAAGTCTGATTTAGATTACACTTTGGATGTTAATCGAATATTTAATAATCTGTACGCAGAAGAGTAAGTTATGGCAATTGAACGTGGCGTAGATGATATAGACATTGATGAGTTGGATATTGAGGACAACTCAAAAGAAATTCTTATATCAGAGGAATCTGATGAAGACTTAATGTTTGATGGCATTGAAGATGGTGATGAGTCCATCTTAGAAGATGGCACTATGATCTTTGGCGAAGATGATCTTGGTGAAGATATCCCGCCCCCGTTTAATTCAAACCTTGCTGATGAGATAGATAAATCTGACTTAGGTCGTATTTATTCTGATTTGATGTCAGACATTGATGATGATAAGTCTTCTCGTAAAGATTGGATTGATCAGTACACTGAGGGGCTTAAGTTTCTTGGGATGAAGTTTGAGAATCGCACTGAGCCTTTTGATGGCGCATCTGGTGTTATTCATCCGCTTCTTGCTGAGTCTGTCACACAGTTTCAAGCGCAAGCTTACAAAGAGATGTTACCTGCTGGTGGGCCTGTAAAGACCAATGTTATTGGTATGGGTACGCCTCAGACTGATCTGCAGGCTGCTCGTGTGCAAGAGTACATGAACTACATGATTACTCAGGAGATGAAAGAATACGATCCTGAGACTGACCAGTTACTGTTTTATTTACCTTTGTCTGGTAGTGCGTTTCGTAAGGTTCACTTTGACCAGTCGCTAGGCCGACCTGTATCGCGTTTTATTCCATCTGAGAAGTTGATTGTGCCTTATGGTACGACAAGCTTGGATGATGCTGTGCGTATTACGCATGTAATTGAAATGTCGATGAACGAAGTTCGCAAACTTCAGCAGACGGGGTTTTATCGCAAGACAAAGATATCTGGTGAATCTGATGACACCGCATATTCTTCTACTGATGTTGATGAAGAGATCGATGAGTTACAAGGCGTTAAGCCGTCTGGCAGTTCTAGTGATTATGAAGCAGAACTTATGGAAGTTCATGTTGAGTTAGATATACCGGGCTTTGAGGATATTGATGCTCAAGGTGAAGAGACAGGTATTAAGCTACCGTATATTGTTACTTTGCTTCCAAAACAAAACACGATTCTTTCTATTCGCAGGAACTATAACCAAGCTGACATGATGCGTAGGCGCATAGATTACTTTGTGCATTACAAGTTTTTGCCAGGCGTTGGTTTCTATGGCTTTGGTTTGACGCATATGATTGGTGGGTTGTCTCAGGCATCTACATCTATTCTGCGTCAGTTGATTGATGCAGGTACGCTGGCTAATTTGCCTGCAGGATTTAAGGCTCGTGGCATACGGATTCGTGATAACGATGTGCCGCTTCAGCCCGGTGAGTTTAGGGATATGGATGCGCCAGGTGGGTCACTTCGTGATGCGCTTATGCCGCTCCCGTTCAAAGAGCCAAGTCAAACCTTGCTTCAGTTGCTAGGTATGTTGGTAGAGGCAGGCCGTAGGTTTGCATCTGTTGGCGATATGCAGATTGGCGATGGTAATCAGGAAGCGCCTGTAGGCACCACGATTGCGCTGCTTGAGCGCGGTAGCCGTGTTATGAGCGCGATTCATAAGCGCATGCACTACAGCCAGCGTGTTGAATTTAATCTGCTTGCACGGGTCATTAAGGACTCTCCAGTTAAAGCTTACCCGTACCAGATTGCTAGTGGTCAACAACAGTTGATGGCACAGGACTTTGATGATCGTATTGATATCATTCCTGTATCTGATCCGAATATATTCTCTATGAGCCAGCGCGTTATGCTTGCTCAAGAGATGATGCAGATGGTGCAATCAAATCCTCAGATACATGGTCCACAAGGTATGTACGAGGCGTATCGTCGTATGTATGAGGCTATGGGTGTACAGCAGATTGAGCAGTTACTGCCTCCACCACCACAGCCACAGCCTGTTTCTGCAGCTATGGAAAACGCTGGGTTCTTACAAGGACAACCTGCACAAGCGTTTGCCAATCAAGATCATGATGCACACATTAAAGCGCATTTGTTGTTATTCAAACTTCCAATTATTCAAAATGTTCCTGAAGGTCAAATGCAGGCAGCGGCTGTAATTCAAGCCCACATCTACCAGCACATTGACTTCAAGGCGCGTGAGATGGCCCAGCAAGATCCTGAAGTTTTGCAGATGCAGCAACAGATTCAGCAGATTCAGCAACAGGCTCAAATGGACCCTATGATGCAGCAGCAAGCACAACAACAAATGCAGCAGATGCAGCAGCAGATGCAGGCGATTATGGAAGATAAGGTTGCTCAAAAGACTGTTGAGATTCTTCAAAAGATTGAATCAGACTTTCAGGTAGGGCAAGAAGAAGATCCTTTGGTTGGTCTGCGTAGAGAAGAACTTAATCTTAAGGACAAGGACATTGATCGCAAAGCTGGCGAAGCACAGCAACGTATCAAGCTAGAGGGCGACAGGATTGATAATAATGTTGATTTGGGTCAAGATCGCCTAAATCTTCAAGAACAAACCGCTAACATGAAAGATGATGTTGCTAGAGAACGTATAGATTTACAGCGTTCTGCTCAGATGGCAAAAACGGCAGAGAACATGGCCAAGAACTTCTTTGGCAATTAGGAGAAACATTTATGAGTTCAGTACGACAAAAGATGGCTGCGGTACACAAAGCGCAGAACAAACAATTTGAAGCAGATAAGCGTGAAGCATTAAAGCCTGTTGTTAAAGAGGTTGAGGCAGTCATGCCGAAGGTCGCGCCAGAGGTTGTTGAAGAAACTACCCCAGCCCCTGAAAAGCCAAAAACTGAAAAAACTGCAAAAACTACAAAAACTGCAAAAACTAAAAAACCAGCATCTAAAGGTAAGAAATCATGATCAAGCGTCAAACAAGTTTTCCACAGCCCAAGGTTACGGATAGCAAGGTATCTTATAAAGATCAAGGCACTGTTAAGTATGCCAAGGCTGAAACTATAGCTAC